TATCAAGATGGGTTAACGTTTACTAGCCGTACTATACCTGTAGGCACAGGCAACCCGATTGATATAATGAGTTGGAAGTTCTATATGCCTATATGGATTAGCACTAGTAGTAAACTCAAAAAATTGGGTGTTATTACTAAAATCATTAATAGCATACATCTTGGTTCTGCATTACAGGACATACAAGATGATGATCTATTAATTGGAACTAGACAAAAAATTACACCATACGGTTATACTTTATTATTGATAGGTAACAGATTACAATTGCTACCTGCAAATGAAGCATTTTATCCACCTAACACGGATCTCGATGAACCTACTCCGCCTAATACTGATTTATATTGGAGTAGTTTGTTAAACGTATANGGTGCNGTTAAACCGGGTATAAGTCAAATATGGTTACAAAATCCATATATGGAAGATGACATAGTAGGTACTATTGTTCCAGATCCAGTTGACGATAGATTATTGATATATGATATCGACCCAGAAACTTTACCGCAAAATACATTAAACCCAGTACACAGTGTTATTAACCCTCAATTACAAGGACCAAATGCAGGATTACCGGGACCAGTGAACGGTCGCAGATACCTTATAGTAGAAGATATAGGGAGTGACGGTAATTCTACAGTTGCTTGGGGGAACTTAGTTGCTAAAGCAAATGATATCATACAGTTCGACAGTGGTACAATGAGCTGGTATGTTGCGTTTGATGCGGCGGCAGCCACTACTGTTGAATATGTAATCAATTTAACAACTAATATTCAATATCGCTATGTCAGTGAAGAGGGACAATGGATGAAATCGGTAGACGGATGGTACTCCGAAGGTGATTATTCTATTGTGATTTAATACAAATATTGTTATACTCTATTAATGATCAACACTGCTGCCGGCTTATTCTTTTACAGTTCAAAAACGGGTAGATTTCTATACCTATTACGTAGCGATTCCAATTATAGCTGGGGCGTACCTGGCGGCAAAATAGAAAAAGATGAAGCATTATTTGAAGGCTTAGAAAGAGAGTGTCAAGAAGAAATAGGATACTTTCCAAAAGATGCTAAATTAATACCTATTCAAAAGTTTGTTAATAACACATTTACATATCACACTTTCTTTTGTGCAATCGATGATGAGTTTGTTCCTATATTAAATGATGAACATATAGGTTATGCTTGGGTAGGAGAAAATCAACATCCAAAACCATTACATCCTGGATTGTTTAGCACTATGAATATCGACATTGTAAGACAAAAACTAGAAACGTTGACCGAAAATAAAAACGGGGTTTAATCCCCGTTTTTATTAAAATTTACTAATAAGCATTTTTATTGCTTCGGTACCCGATGCACCTAATACTGCTGCTGCGCCCATTAACATCCATTTAATTTTTTCTATGCTAGAAATTTTTTTTGATAATTCAACATGTGAACTTTCATTAGCTTCTTTCATAGTTTGCAACATAAGTTTGGTTTCATCCATTCTTCTATCGAGACAATCATGTAGCCCTTTAACATCAGTTTTGAGATCGACGACCTTCTCGTCTAAATTTTTAAATTGTACGTGAAGGACGGCGATATCAGTTTCTACCTGTTCAACTCTGTTTTTTGCAGCGTTACCGGACATTTTGTTAACCTATTAAGCGTTGTTAATAGTTACAACTGGGTTACTTGGTGTGTAGTACGCATTAGCTGCGGCTGCACCATTAAATGAAGCAATAACATCAGCGTTTGTTGTTGACAATATTGCTGTACCTGTACCCGAACCTGTTCCTGATGCAGTGAATGTAATACCTGTCATGTTAGCATATGCACCAACTGCTGTCCAATCAGTAGTTCCTACACTGTAAATTGTGTAGTCTTGACCTGCTGATAATGAACCGGCTGCTACTTGTGCTGGGAACAATTCTGACTGATAATCATTCAATGAAGAAACAAGCTGTGTACCAGCTGCTGCATTAGTTGCAATGATAGCCATTGTGTTTGCTGTCAATGCTGCGTTTGCAACGTTTGCTGTGTAACATACACCTGTTAGACCAGATGTTGCGCCTGTTACTAGATACTTTGTCTTACCCTTCTGACGAACAATGAATCCTGCTTCTTCAGTTGAATATGCATACGATGCATTTGTAACTGTTGCTAATGAGCTGGCAGCTAATTGAATGTTACCTTGAAGAGCATTTGCTGTTACTGATGCATTAGCTGTTATTGCTACTGCGCCACCGCTAATAGTAGAAATTGTCATGTGTGTAGCATTTGGTGTTGTTGCTACAAGATAAGCTGTGTTAGCAACGATACCGTTAAATGTAGTATCAAATGCAACTGGTTGACCAGCTGTTAGTGTTAATGCATTTCCTGTAGTAGTAATAAGACCGTTAGCAGCAGTTGCTGAAATAGCTACTGTAGAATTAGCAACTGATGCTACAAATCCTAAATTAACGTAATCGTTTGAAATACCATTAACGTTTGCTTGCGCTGCTTGTAACGCAGTACCAGCAACTATACTTGCTTCATNTTCTAATGGTGCATAGTATACATTAGTATTTGCTGTGAACGCTGAAAGAACAGCATTAGCATCACCGGCAACACCGATTGCAACAGCAACTAATGTTTGCTTACCATACTGTGTAGTATTACCACCTACAACACCGAATGATTGGCTGCTGCCTGTAGGTGTTGAAGTATTTGAATCGTTTGGATTATCGAATGAATAGTCAACAAGACCTACTGTAGCTTTAACTGTTACAGGACCTGCGTCTGTCAATGTTGCTAATACTTGAGGTTGAACACTTAGCTGAGTAGTTGACACAGTAAATGTATGTGCGCTTACTACTTCATTTACGTAATAAGTTGTACCTGCTGTTAAACCACCTGTTGTAGTAGCTACTACAAAAGGCATACCTGCTATGATACCTTCACCTGATGAACTTGTTATACCGTCAGTTGGTTGTGAAAGTGTTTCTGTAACTGTTACAAGCTGTGTTGATGCACTGGTACCAGTGATTGTTAAAACTGCTTGTGATTTTGCGATTTTTAAAGGACGTCCCATTTGTTTTCTCCTGTTAGATGTCGGGTTCTAGCCGATACGCGGTGGGTACCGCATAAACTCTCACCATGAGAGTGTATGATGTATTTATCAATCGTTATTATTTTTAGACTAGTTTAGTTTAACGGACCACCAACATTAGGTGTAGCTAAAACACCTGATGTACCTGTGTTAGCATATGGCATACCTAACTCAGTAATACTAAATGCTGCTGCGGTTCCTGCAACGTTTAAAAACGAAACAATGTTGCCTTGACCTACAATAATACTATTTGANACTGTATTAGCAGGAATGATAGCACTATTTGCATTAGCAACAGTGTACGCTACACCAAACGGATTATAACGTGCAGTTGCTCCACCGATTGCTACTGCTGCATTCGCAGTTAGTGTTAGGCTTGTGTTATTTGCAATAGATTGTACTATACCTGCTGTATTTCCAGCAGTGTTTCCTATCCAAGCACCGATATTTAACTCAGTAGTAAAACTTGTTCCTGAACCAGTAACAACATTACTGTTAGTAGCGCATGTCACAGTACCAGTTAATGCTACATTTGGAAAACTAGTTGTGTACTGTATGGCTGAACCTGTAGTAGCGATTCTGACTTTATCAGTCGCTATATTTGCTGATGCTGTAGCTGAGCCACTTGCTGTATATACATATGATGTCATATCTGTTGTCCTATTATAGTATTTATTCCGTTACGAGTTTGGTACGCTATCAGTATTGAATTACAACAGCACCTGGTCCAGCAGGGTACGTATCAATTGCCGGTCTTCCAAATCCACGACTATCTGCTCCCAATATACCTACATTAGTACACATTAGGTTATAATAAAATAATGTATTTGTAGATGTTGAGGTACCTAATAATGAGTCTAGATTTACTCCGCATGCTCCTGTAGCTATCGCTGTGCCACTAGAAACAGTACATGTTCCAGTAGTTCCTGATACCGCAAAGGTACCAGTTGTGCCTGTACCTCCACCAGTAGCAGATATCATAGTTCCAAATGATGTTGTGCCACCTGATCCTGCAGCAGCAATGGTAATAGCAACAGTCCCTGATAACCCAGTAATCATCGCGGTCCCGTATCCTCCGGCACCACCACTCTGATAGTGAGAACCACCGCTATACCAAAAGTTACCATTTCCACCTGCACCATATACTGTTACTAATGCTTTCGTAACTCCTGCTGGAACAGTCCAAGTACCTGAACTTGTAAAAACTACAGTGTTTACTCCACTTGTTAATGCAACACCATTTGCATAATAATAATTGTCTGTTTTTATTCCACCGGCAACTACGTTACCCGAAGTTCCAAGATTACCTACATTAGCATTACCGGTTACTGATAGAGTACCACTAGTTACTAAATTACCACCTGTAACATTACCGGTTGCTATAACTAA